AAAAATATTGCACCATTTTTTGATGCAAAAATTCTGAATCTTCATTTACTTCCGCAATCTTTAGAAATCTTTGATATTGAGCTAACTTAATTTCTTTTAAATGCGTAGGAATATTTAATTCTAGCTTCATAATGTATAAACGTTAATTGTTGTTTTTTGTATTAGTAGACGAAATACTTGCCGCTATTGGGATTAGATAGCTGATAGAAGACGTTGTAACGTATGGCATCGATGGCATGGTTAAAGTTATCGACCACAAGTCCAGACTTCTTATCAGAGTATATGTAGTTATTAAGTTCTTTTCCAATGTTTTGAGAGTTAGATTCTATTATTAGTTGATAATCTTGCATAAGTGCAAGACCTGCGGTAATACTTCCCGCTCCTTTTTCTGTCGCAATTATGTTACATCCTTGAGAGTGTAGCTCGGCTATTAGTCTTGGCTCGGCACTATCCGCTACTATTAAACCCTTACCGCATACTCGCTTATTTATTTGTGCTATCTCGCTTGTAGTTAGCTTAGGTTTGTATAAATGCTCCTTAATATAAATCTTTCGCTTCGTCTTATCTATTGCCACCTCAACTAGAGTTGTAGGGTCTATCGAGAACCCAAAGTCTTGACCGAATGAAGTTTGTAAGCCATCAGGGTTAAAATCCCCAAAGCTCCAATTAGTAAATACTACACCTTCTGCTTTGTCTAACCATCCTCCTAAAATCGTATGCTCGTACTTACGCTTGTTGTTACGCTCTAAGGCTTCGATTTGATTTAAGAACGATTCACTTAGGTACTCAATATTATCCTTGTAGGTCGTATGTATGTAGGTCGTATCTCCTTTAGTAAGTGAAGTGCCCTCTTGAACTCCTTTCTCTTCAAAGAATCGATTATAAATAAAATGCTCTTTTGTTGTCGGGTTTAAAATTAAGATAACCCTATTTTGTCTTTGGCTATTACGAATCGAGAAGTCAATCTTATCAAATACATCCTCGTCTACTAATTCTTCTGCCTCGTCAAGCACGAACGTAGTTACACCCGATAAAGACTTCAGGTTAGCGGTTTGCGTTCCGCTAGATGTCTTAATTCCCTTAAATAAAATCTTTGAATTTGTGCGAGTGTTAATAATCTCGTCTTTGGTAATGTAGAAGTCGGCTTCTAGCCCTGCCATTTCTATCTTTTCTACAAACTCTGGTATAATTGAGATATGAGCCGAAGTAAGGGTATATCTAGTAAATAGTATTACGTGTCCGACTTCGTAGGTTAAAAGCAAAAGAAAGGAGTTCAAAGCAAACGATTTACCCGAGCCCCTTCCGCCAGTAATTACATAGTATCTACTTTCGCTATTAAATAAAGGAATGTATTTACTATTTAATTCTATCACTTGAATTTAATAATATCTTTTATATCAAAGCCAGTAATCTCGTGCTTGCTATTACTTTCTATATGGCTCATAGATAACTGCTTTAGCTCATCTGGGCTTGCAATTAGTTTCATTAAACCCATTTGTAAGGTAGGGTTATCTGACTTATACCATTTAGAACGCATTGAAACTTTAATTTCAGTTCTTACCTGTGTAAGTGCGTCTTTTATAGTGTCTAATTTATCTAAACCATGATTATAAAACGTAGCTCTTGAACAAGGTAAATAAGCTATAATATCATCTATGAAAAATAACTTATATTTCTGTATTGCCTCAATAGATAACTTTTCTAAATCACTTGCTTTGTACGTCATAAGGTTGTCCGTTTTTCTTTATAACTAAAGTTGAATCTAATTTAATCATTCTATCTACAATCACTTGACAATACTTCGGGTCTAACTCTAAGCCGTAGCATTTTCTTTTAAGTTGATGCGATGCCACCATTGTTGAACCTGAACCCAAAAATAAATCCATGACTATCATTCCTTCTTTACTTGAATTTTTTAAAGCATTTTCAATTAATGGAATAGGTTTCATTGTAGGGTGTAAATCATTTTTTAATGTTCTTTGAAATTCCCAAATATCTTCCTGTTTATATCTTTCACCGTAAAAAGAATTTTCAGGACATCCATAAACTATCGGCTCATATCTACTTTTGTAATCTTTTCCACTTAATGTTGCCTGATTTTTCATCCATATAATTATTGATTTCCAATTAAAACCCATTTCTTTTAATGGTATTAATAATAAATCTAATTTTAAATCGCAAAAACTAAAATACCAAGCACCTTTATTAAATAATAAAATATTTGCCAATACTTGTTTCATAAATTCAATAAATTCTTCATCAGGCATTGAATCATTTTTTATTTTATCGTGCTTTGAATTAGCCCCTTTGTGTCCTTTAATTTGAATACCATCCTTTGTTGTATTTGATAATTCTTGACCTTCAAAATCTACATTGTATGGCGGGTCTGTAAATACCATATCAGCTTTTTTGCCATCCATTAATTTAGCAACTGCATCGCTATCAGTAGAATCTCCGCAAAGTAATCTGTGCTCACCTATTTCAAATAAATCTCCTAGTACTATATCGGTTTTTATTTCATCTGAAACTTCGTAATTATCTTCATCTGCCGTTCCCTCGTCCTTTATATCAAATACAGGTAAATCTAAACCCCAAGCTTCTAGCTCATCCGAATCCCATTCGTTTGCAATCATATCCCAATCCCATTCGCCTCCGCTTGTATTATCCTTAATTAAGAACTCCCTTTGCTTATCTTCTGGTAAGTCGGTTATAATAACTGGTACTTCTTTTATCCCCGCTTCCTTGCAAGCTCTGAATCGCATATTACCACCTAGTATAATCATATCTTGATTAACTACTATTGGACGAATGGATAACATTTCGGGGAAGTCCTTTATAGACTGCACTAGCTTTTTAAACTTATCATCCTTAATTAATCTAGGATTATTAGGATTAAGCTTAACTTCGCTTATTTTTTTTATTACCATTACTTGTTTTCTTCTAAGTAAACGTTATAAACCTGTCTAATCTGTCCGATGTAATCTCTCCAACAAGATGCGCAAGATGACTGCTCTAAACGGATGTTAAAGATTCTAAAATAGATATCCGTTAATTCCCATTGAACTTGTGGTACTATTTCGTTTTGTGGCTTAGAAAAAAACTCTTGTAAATACTTAAAGTCTTCTTGTTCTAAACATTTTGGTTTACGGTAAGACCAAAGTTGATTTAGTTTCTCTTTACGTGCATCGCATCCGCAATCCCAGTCTAAAGCTTTAGATAATAATTCAACTCCAGCTTTAATGCCAGTCGCTTCGGTTATCGCTTCAATGGTATCGCCTAAGCCTTGTGGTTTTCTTTTTGCCATTCCTTTAGTTTTTGTTTGCATTTTTTGATTGTATTATAAACGCTCATAAATCCTATGTTCGTTTCTCTTGATAATTTACGTATTGATATTCGATTATTAACCCATAGCATAAATAGCTTTTTGTCATACCAATCCCAAGTATCTATAAACTCTATATAAGGTTGAGCTAACTCTTCAGCTAACTCATTACTCTCGTCTTCTCTTAGTGAATATTCTACCTCTTTTGTTATTTCGGTTTTGATAACCTTCTTAGAATGTAAGTCCATCGTAAGACTTCTAAGCGTATAGTAAAAATAAGCCTCGTTAATATCTTTGCCATAAACTTTTATATAAGCTTCTTGTACCACATCTTCTGCATAATTAATCTCCCCAAATTTCTTTACAATTGAAACCCAATGCTTATGCCTTGAATAGATATGCTCCATTAGAGTAGGTAAATATTTTCAGATACTAGCTTCCAGTAAATTTTATCGTCTACTTTATTGCAGTACTCGCCAAATAATTCGCACATCCAAAGCGAAAGCTCTTTAGCTAGATTCTTATTACCTGTAAAGTAATATGCGTTATTTAAAATTGATTTAGCTCTTTCGTCTGGCTTCATTAATCCATCCATTTCCCGTGCTTGAATAAATGCCAAGTACGATGCTTTAAAACTTCAATTATTAATTGCCATAAGGTATCAGCCTCATAGCTTCCTGCTCCTTTTACGATTAATTTCATCCTTTAAATTTGTTTAGCTCGTTGTTAAGATACCAAATAGCTTTCTCTAAGTCTTGCTTCTTATTGCCTTTCTTATTAGCTCTTAAAATGTACTTGATTGAGTTACCTAGTGAGAAGTTTAAATCAAATGCCTCAATAATATCTATAACTTCAATTCCTTTGCCTTGATAGTGTTGAGGATGATTAACTAAACTAAGTTTTTCGTGAGGCTCTACGTAATTCATATTGTTTGAGTTTCGCAAAGTTTAATGAAAAAAAATGATTATTCAAAATTTTTAAACATTTATTTTATAGGATTTTAGCAAAATATTCATCTGAGTATTCAAAGTTTCACGCTTTGTATCGTCAAGTCTTGCCATTTGAATACCAATCTTGTAAAAGTATAGCATTGCCTCCGCTGCATCTACAAATTGCTCGGTAGCTCTCATACCTTCCTCGCTATAATCTCCTCTAGGTAAAAGTATTTCTATTACCTTATTAAGCTCGGTTAATTGTTGATTCGTTATAGACTTTACTCTTTGTCGATTAGCTGGGTTTCCTATCCATTCATCCTCGATAATATGT